TAATATTCTAACCAAAGACCGCTCTTGAGCATTATTGTGTGCTTTACTCTTTCGTTTGATCCGAATATTAAATCTTTCGGCTGTATTTCTTCGAGGATTACTCCTGTGTTTTGATTTTGCATATTAACCTAATTGATAATAACTTACTAAAGCACTTGACACATCTAAACTCCATGTATACCTCCAAACTTTTCCAGAAGGTATCATGGCTGATAAATGACTTTTAAAACCAATAGTTGCAGATCCAATAATTCTATTTTGTTCTGCCACTAAAACACCATCAACTGTTATAGAATTTGAATGTTGAGATGTACCAGACCCAGAATTACCATTAAATACTATTGTTATAAAAGCATCTTTTCCCGAAGTATAATCAGTATCTTTTGAAAACGCAGTCTGAAGTGTTCCAAGTGTTGGTTTTTTTTCAATCAATAGTTCTGTTTCTGATATTGCGGTTCCGACTTTAACTCTATATGTACCCTGTGCCGTTCCAATAGTTTTATCATCTTGTATATAATACTCCTCTCCCTCTGCTAATCCTGTAAATCCTCTCACTATACCAGACCCTTGAAAACTTATTGGATTTCCGTCAGTAGAATTTGATATTGCAAAACCAATAAATTTTAATTTATCTGTGTCATTTCCATCGCAAGCATATAATTTATTGTCTTCTTTTTCTGAATATAAAGTAAAAGCACAGTCGTATGCTCCACCGCCCCAAGTTATCCAAGTTGCCCCTGCATCTGCACTTCTTACACCAAAACCACCAGCGTATACACTCGTAGTATTAAAATACCAAAGTATGTGGTTTGTAGCATCCCCACTAGGGAATGATAAAACCATTACATAATCACTTCCAATAACAGTGTCAACATTAGTAGCAAAAGCAAACTCAACAGTGCTTTTTCCACTAACTGTGTTTGCATTTATTGTAGATGTTCCTAAACTTGCACCAGTCGGAAATCCACTGCCATCCATAGCATAAATATCCAAATTTAAATTTCCACTCGGCGCTACAACTTCTTCTAATATCAGTTCTATTTTAGATATATTTTCATCTGTTGCCTCAAAGTTTTGTCCAATTTGTAAATTACTATCATAAACGGCTACGCTTGAATCATTAGTTATTTGAGTAATTGATGTACTTTCTACATCTCCCGCTTGAATAAAACAAGCGACAGGTAGTGTACCTCCATTTATTGTCTCACCAGCATTTATCGTTCCAATTATATGTTCTTGATGTGCTGATGGTGTCAACATCTGAAAAGTCGCACCATCATAAATAACTTCCACCTCTTGACCACTTTCAATATCATTAGTGATAAGTGCCTGATCATGGTTTTTCTTTACGGCCACCGATCCAATCGCATTGACATTCAAAGTCACCGCACCTGAATTAGCGGCGTTGGCTTGGAATCTAAATTTCTGCCCGGCTGCGTAAGCGACTATTGACGAGTCTATTGCTAGGGTTATTGTGTCGCCATCTCCTCCGGCTGTTTCGTAATCTCCTGCATTGACGATTATATCATCTCTCATTTCGTTCCATTCTGCGGCGAGAATATCATCATCGGCGGCGACAATAGGTGCGGTTATGTTGGTACTCATATTTTTTTATTTAATTCCTGCGTTATTGTGTATTGGTTCTTCTATTGCTCTTTTAACATTCCAACCTCTCATTATTCTACGTCTTAAAACATCTTGTTTGAAATTATATATTTTTTCCCACTGAGCAATTGTTTTTGTTATCCCTTTATAAGTTAAAAATTTATTTCTTCTGGTGTTGTTTGCTTGTTCTTCTTTTGTTGCCCATTTACAGTTATCTTTACAGTAATTTCCATCATTGTTTATTCGGTCTATGCTTGTGTTTTTTTTACCGTGTTTTTTTACGTGTTTATCATACTCTGTTTTCATATCCCTAACAAAATCCTCAATATTATTCCATTCGTTTTTTATCCCTCTACTACCATAGTTTTTATATTCTGTTGAGTTACTATTATTACATCTTTGTTTTATTAAATTATAAATTATATATAATCTGTGTTTTCTAAGGCCGTGCTTATAATTACCCTTTCCACACCCACAACTTTTTGTATCACCACTTCTTAAGTGAGATGTTGTTGTAATTGTTTCCTTTCCACAATCACATTTACACAACCACATCATGCATCTATATTTATTTTTTTTTAATTCTTTTATAACCTTTAATTTCCCATATCGTTTACCTAATTGATTGATTGCTCTTTTACCCATATTTGCTTTGTTTATAATTATACTATAATTATAACCTAAGCATCATTAAAAGTCAAGTCTAACTATCACTCACGGTAATTGTACTTCTAACATTTAAAGTTTCTACGTTACTCTTTACGACTGTTTGAGTAAATCTATTTAACATAACACCACTATCTGCCGCACCAGTTCCATCTATGAAAAAAGCAAATTCTTCATAAGTTCCAAAATCTTCTGTGGCATTATAAAAATTCTCTAAATAAGCGATGTTATTAGAATATGTCCCGGATGATAAAGCCTTGCGGTATACTTCTGTTCCAAGGGTTGTCTGGGCTTCGGCGGCGGCAGTTGAGTCGGATCCCAATGCTCCATAATTTACCACGCCAGTATAGGTTGTGGTATTTGCCCATCTTTGAGCTATTACGGATCGTCCAACTGTTGTGGTCACATTGTGGATCACGTATCGTCTTTTCAAACAGTGTTTATTTAGCTGTGTTATATACCAGTGATATTTCATCCAATTTTCGTGGAGATTTTCAGCAGTATTTTGTCCAGCTTTTATTAGTCTGTGTCTTTCTTTTATTACTTTTTCAATAAGCCAATTAAGATGTTTTGCTCGGCGAGATGTTGATTCGCAAACATTAAGCACATGCATTCCACATGCTTTTGGATTTTCTTTTTTTGTTACTTCGATGTCAGCTTTTTTAATCATAAAGAGTCAATTATTATGACTCTCTACGGAGTTCTTATTTAGTTGCTCGGGCAGGATTCGAACCTGCGATCTTCGGATTATGGGTCCGATGGGATAGCCTGACTTCCCCACCCAGCTATATATTTATTATACCACATTTTTAAGTTATCCAAAAGAAGCAAGATTAAATCTTGACTTTACTGGTTGTCCTGTACTTGGTTCAAATTTCCAATTGTTTGCGTTTTTATAAGTTGCATTTACATCACTACATTCTATATCTTCATCTTCTTCTGCCACTAAAATGCCCCCCAGCGTGGCGATATTAACATCTGCACATTCAACATCTTCATAGGATACCGCAAAAGTCTGGACTACACTGTCAGTATTCAATTCCACATCCTCTCCGTTGGCCAGAAGTTTTTGCATGAACTCAATCCACCCAAAAAGAGTAGTCCCAAACTGAACATTAAAAGTTAAATAGTCTTTGAATTTCCCCTCTTTTTGTTTTGTCCTGATCGTCTGGATCACATATTCAGCACTTATACTTCTATTAGTGGTTTCAACTATTGTTAAAAGCTGTCCGGTGTCAAGTCCTTTTTGGTCTGTTTTAAATATCCCGGTAATAATAGGATTACCAAACTCTTGCACTTTGGCTTGTGCAATACTCAATGCCGTTGCATCGTCTTGGATATTTCTGTCGCTTATTGGATCTAATTCAAATATACCATCGCCTAACCTCAACGCTTTCAAAGCATTGGCCGAGGCGGAGTCTGTATATTCTATATTTATTGGTAGTCTTTCATAATAAGTAAACTTCAAAAAGTCTCCTGAATCGTAAGTATCTTCACTATCTGTCGCGCGCACGGATTGAGCATTTGAATTGTATACATAGTCAACTGTGGTTTCGTCTACTAATCCCTCTATTCCCGATGTCTTTGCTGTGGCAAATTTTGAAAATGTATCTCCATTGGTCTGTGCGGTCACGGCTTCAACTGTAAAATTATCATTATCTACCTTTGTCACTTTTCTTACTGCGTTTGCTCTGGTTCTATTGGTAATGTAATCGCCAGTCACTAATCCATGAGTGCCTGCGGTTATATTTGTTGTAGTTGTCCCAGCCTCCATCAAGTCTGTGCTTGTATTATCGTCCAAAGTGATTACTAAACCACTAAACTTTGATGTCAAATTAAATTCTCTTTTTGCACTGTCTCCTTCTTTTATTTCTGTATATTCCGAGTCTGATATTTTTTCCCCACCAAAAATCTTTATTCTATTACCAAGACTTGATGTGTCTACTGTCATTTTTAAATTAGTAAAATTATCGCTTGTGTCATTTATAGAATAGGGAGCGACGGTGTTTTCTTTTATTTTAAAATGTATATCTCGTTCGTAATCTATATACCATATTCGTTCCCATGATTTGGCTATCTGATTGATAAGTTTTGCTGGGCTTAAATGTGGACTTCTGTAATCATCAAAGTTATTTGTGCTTTCAACATTAAAACAGGTGAACGAACTGTCGTCATTTACCCTTATTCCGTTTAAATTTATAGTTCCATCGGATGTTTCTACTATTTCTATTGCACAATAATCTGCCGCTGTCCAGTCGGGTGTGCCTGTTACCACTGCATCTACTCCTCTGCTTTTCATATATTGAAAATCCTCGGAATCTGTTAATTCGAAGGTAAATAAAGCATAATTTGAGCTGTCGGATCCGAGGCGTATTTTTAGTGTAGTTATTTTAGCCTGATCAGTTGTTTGTCCCCATAACATCAAAAATCCTTCTATTGGTTGGCCAGATGATACACCAAAAAACTGTGATAAATTCTTACTTGTTGGAGTTGCGGACCATAATGCCGTACCGCCCGCATTTGTCCATGCAAAAACTCCCGCCGATGTGCTTTCTAAATAATTAGCAGTGTCTACGTTCGGATTATCCCCATCGCCAGACTCTATCCATTCCGCGCGTATAGCGGTTGCGTTTGCATAGCTTAGATTATCTATGGTCGAGTTATAATTTACTGTAGTATTTAAAAAATCATTTATTATGTATCTTGATCCTTCATCTTCCCACGTATCAGACACTCTTTTTTTGTCAAAAATTCTAGTATAGTCAGTACCGGTTATTTTATAGATTATATTTTCCAAAATAACAACATTTTCATCTTGTACTTGGGCGATTGTCCCGCCGAATATCAGTTCCCCTATCTGATCATCAGCACTCAATGAAACATCGGGGCTTGCTGTTAAAACGATTGTCTTTGTGCTTTCGGTATATGTTAGCACTTCGGCCTTTTCTATAGCACTGTCGCCAATTTTGAGCCAAATAAACTGACCTGTACGGAAAGCATTGACCTCTAATTCATAGGTGTCTTTTAAAACTATTGTATCGCCCGCGTGGCTTAATACTGTCGCACCATCATAAATCTTTAAATCCTGATTTTCTTCTGGTTTCGTTCCTTGGAATACATCAAAAGAGCAGACATCGGTTCGTTGTTGTATCTGCCCTTGTTTTGAAAATGTATTTGCTTCTACATCTCCGCTCCTGTCAATTGCGTTTATGTAATAATATATCATATTATCCGGCCATTGCTTGATTAAATTGCATTTTCTTTGTCAAAGCGTCGCCTATTACATCGACTAAATCTCTTTCAGATGTTACATTTCCGCCGACGTTTACTATTAGTGTTGTACCTCCACCTTGTAGTTTATGGTTTGGTATAATATTGCCAGATGTTTGTGGTATAAACATTTCGGGGCCATTTTCTCCAACCATGTAAGTTCTTTTGTTTGATACTTCTCCACCGTCAGCTTTTCCTCCACCAAAACCAAGAATACCACCAATAAAATTCTTGGCACCATTTAAAAAATTCATTTCTTTAATTTTACCAATTACTTTATCTATCCAAGTAATAACTTTTGCCAAAACTTCTATAATATCATCCCACGCACTTTTAAATGAATTAACTTTTTCAACTGCCCATTCTATAATTCCCGTCAAAATCTCTATAGCAACTATTACTGATACTTCAATTAATTTAACCAATGCAATAAAGGCACCTAACAAAAGTATTCCAATAACTTCTGCAAAAACTTTAAGAAACGGTTTTAGTGGAGTTAGAGCATCCCACAATTCTTTTAATCTTGGTAACAAATGCTCACGAAACACTGTCGCCACATTTTCCCATGATGTTTTCATTATCGTTATTAATCCAGTATTTTCTTCAATAAAAGTCATAACTGAATTAACTTGTTCTTGTAAAAAACCAAAAAGTCCACCGTTTGCTTCTACGGCATCTGTCAGTATATTAATTGCTGTCGTGGCACCATCAATTATCCCTCTTAATCCTGCCGCTGGGCTTTCTCCTAGCTCAATCATTAACCCAGAAAGAGCAGATTTTGCCAGTGTAAAAGAACCCGCTAAATTATCAATCATTGTATTCGCCATTTTTTCAGCGACACCTTCTGAATTTTCTAATTGGTCTGTATAAGCTATAAATTCTTCTGATCCAGCAGATAATAAACTATTCATTACTTTTATACTGCCTGAGCCAAAAGCCATAGAAATTGCTGCTTGTTTTTGTTGATCTGTCATTCCTTTTGTACCTTCTTCTATTTGTCCTAATAATTCTCCCATTCCCACAAAACTACCATTTACATCAAAAACATTAACATTCATTGCATCAAGTCCATCTATCATTTTATCTGTTGGTGCTGCTAATCTACCTAAAGAAGAAGCAAATTCTCTGGTTGCTATTCCACCTTTCAAACCAGCGTTACCTAACATTCCAACAAGTGCCGCAGCTTCAGATACATCAATACCCAAAGAACTAGCAATAGGAGCAAAAAACTTCATTGCTTCACCCATTTCTACTATATTTGTATTTGCACTTGTAACAGTTTCTGCCATTATATCAACAACTTTATTCATCTCACTTGCATCTTTATTGAATCCTGTCAAAACATTTGAGGCAATATCTGCTGCTGTTCCAAGATCCAAACCTCCTGCTGCCGCTAAATCTAATGTACCTTTTAATGATTCACTTATATCTGCTGCGGTAAAACCAGCCATACCTAAAAATTTCATACCTTCCGCCGCTTCTTTTGCAGAAAAAACTGTGGTTCTTCCCATTTTTTTTGCCAAATCATTTAGTGTAGAAAATTCATCGCCTGTGGTTCCAGTAATGGCTTTTACTGCCGACATTGATTTTTCAAAATCTGCAAATTCCTTTATAATTTTACCTGTTACAGTTGCTAAAACAGCAATCGCTGCGGCTCCAACAGCTGCCATTTTAGTAAAAGATATTCCTGTTTTTTTTACATTATCATTAAGATCATCCATTTTTCTGGATGCATTATCTTTTGCGTCTATAACAATTTGTAATTTAGGATTTGCCATATTTCATTCTACTTTTATTTTTTTGATCTTTCTCTATTGATTCATTGACAAGACCTTTAATACTTAAAAATTCAATTAAACGAACATGATCTTCCTCATCTAATTCACTCGGCAAACATCTAAAATGATCCATTAATAAATAATCAACATATTCTTCAGGAATATTCTTTTTCTGCATCCCCCTAACTATTCTTGAGATTGAGGAATTGATGTTTTTTTTTCCTTGTCTGTTTTAGGATTTGTTATCAAATTGATTTTATCTCTTAGTGAATTAAAATCTGATAAACTAAGTTCTTCTATATATACTGGGGTCTTTTCTTTTACTTCTCCATTTTTATCTGTAATTTTTTCAATCATAGCAAAAACAGTATAATCTTCTGCATCAGTAATTGCTAATATATTTAAATTTACTTTATCAATTTTTCCACCCTCAATATTTGGATTTTCTGACCATGTCCTTTTTTGAATTTCTTTATAAATTTTACGAGATAAGAATTCACGCAAAACAATTTTGTCACCATTTGATAAAGTTAATTCGTTTGAGATTGTTGTATCTTCTTTTGACATATTGTATAATTTATGGTATTAATTAAGTATAATTTTTAACATCTAATTTATGAAAATCAAATGTCCTAATTGTGGGTTTGAGGGTTTAGCCCAAGAAAAGACGAGTTGTCTTTTAATTGGTCTTTCCATTATTCTCAGTATCGTTCTTTTTCCTGTTGGTTTAATATTTCCTATGATACTTTTCTATAAAAGTAAACATCCGAAATGTCCCAAGTGTCGATTCAAATATACAATTCACGAGTAAACTGAGCGGGGCAATTAAGCCCCGCTTTTTTATTTAGTACGAAGTTACATCGGTGACTAGTAACGCTTTCATCGTAAATCCATCATCTGAACTATTGTAAAGATTAAATGGCATTTCCTGATTAAGCAAATCGTCTTCACTTATGTTTGCATTGAAAGGATCAAATATTACTTTTGGTAATCTCCAATCAATTTGGTAATACTGGCCTGTGGTTCCGATTTGGCTTCCTGTGTGAACTACCTGTATAGCTGTTTCTGTACTTTTTCTCAACCTATTAAGATATACATCGTCAGTATAGGTTTTTGTTATGCTTCCATTTCCTGTCAAGCCTTTTAGATAAGTTGCCGCAGGAAATCTGTTTAGTACATTCACACCATTAGCACAATATCTATCCTCTGTATCATTCATCAAAACAATTTCAAAATCCTCTATACAAGTGGCTGACGCTGCAACAGTTGCGGTGATTGCATCTCCAATTCTTACTTGTGACCCACCGATCCAACTAAACTCACTATCAATTGTATAACTTGGAGTTTGTGGGGCGAGCATGATCAAATCTCCCACTGCCAACGCTGTTTCAAGATTTGTAACTGTAATTGATGTTTCACTTGCTACACTAGCAACTGTATGTGTTTTTGTACTTGCTGCACTAAAATCTAGGAAACCAGTACCCGGCCTGTAAACCTTAATTGAGTCTGCTGCCACAAGTCCAGTTGTTTGATCCATTGGAATTGTTTTTGTACCTGCCCCACCAGATACTATTGCGGTAACTCTACCATGAATAAACTGTGCGCGTGCAACCATTGAAATTCCAGCGGTTATAATATTATCACTCTGAGCCACAGAGTCTAAACCTTTAAAACGAACGCCTGTATATCGGTATGCTTTATCAGCCAATCCAATTTCTACTGTGTATGTTGGTAGGCTTGACTGTGGTGCTGTAAATTGATGTCCGAATACTGTGGCATCGTGTTGTGTTAATGTTCCTGTACCCGTACCAGCGTTTGTAATTGTTTCGCCATCTGTAAATTCTCCACTCGGAGAAGTGACTAAAATATAATCAAGCTCTGTTGAAACATAAGCAACGGTTGCCGTTTTAGCTGATGATCCACCAGTTACTGTATCAGCAATAGCCCAATCACCTGATGCTGATGTCATCTTCATTAGCTGTCCTGATGATACTGCACCAAAAACACCTTTGAGGAAATATCCCATTGTCTTTGGTTCGGCTAGTACGTTTAAAGTTCCATTTGGTCCAGCAATAATTTTTGAAACACCACGCAAATTCATGGTTCTTTCGGCAGACACGGGAGTTGCCGGAACTACTCCCCATTCTGTTACTATATCTTCGCTCATCAAAGGAACAAAGACTGTTGGTTTCACAGCGGTATTCTCCGTTACTTCGGCGACTAATGCTAGATAACCTTCTCTTGAATATGATCCCATATGTTTTATTTTTTAGGTTTATTAATCTTTTTATCCTCTTTTTCCTCGGCTTTCTCGACTATAAGAGCCTCTGGTTCGTCAGATTTGGGTGCTTCTGGCGATTTTTCCTCCTTTTTGGTATCTTTACCCAACTGCTTGACTAGCCCCCTTGAAATCAGTGTTTCCGCTGTTTCATATGGGACTTCTATTTCTACTCCTTTTTGGACTTTTGGTTGCCCGGGGATATAGAAATCTTCTAATACTTGTACTTTCATAAGTTTATGAATTAAGAATTATATTTATATTACACCACATTTATGGTCTTGATAAAATGTCTGTTGTCGCTGTTATGTTTACATCACATTCTATTCTCCAAAAAGTACCTGATTCACTTGGCACTATTGAATAATCCGCAATTATATCATTATTAAAAAGGAAATCATCAGTGCGAATATTTGCTCGGAGTATTCCTATCACTGTGTCAGCTTTCAAAACTCCTGTAGTTTCCCTATCTTCTATTAAGTTATACATTGCTTCCTGATGTTTGATCGTTTCGTCTACACCAGATGTGGATAAATAATTTTTTAAGTTATCCACAAGTTTGATCGTTATATCGTAAACATACTGATCCTTACAAGTCGAAAGAGCCGACACACTTGTTGAGTTTCCGTACACCATCAAAGCTGGTAAATAATCCATCGGCACTACTTCTGGATTGACTTTTCCTTTATAAAAAGTTTTAATCTGAGTGCTATTATCATTTATACTTGCTTTCATTAGGTCTAAAATTGTTTGTAGTACATCGTCCATACTATTTTTTGATTATTTTTATAGCGTATGCGTTTATTCTTTTCATCAGTACTGTGATTGTCTTTGATGTGACTGCCAACATCTTTCTTTGCGGTGGTTTACCACCTGATCCTAGCTGATGATATTTAAAATAATTTACATCATTTTTGATTATCAGTTTAGTCCTGCCCACTACCTTTTCAAATCCTTTCTTTAGTTTGCCAGTCCATACAAGTTTCTTGTTGGTCTGGATAGGGTTCTTTTTATAATAGCCACTTCTTGTCGCACGCATTTTGAGAGTTGCTGGGCTTAATCCTTTCCAACTATCCCCAATTGCACCGCCTTGTTTTTGAAAGTTATCCTTACCATACATTTTAAGCAAGTCATCTCCGGCTTTTTTAAATGGTTCACTAAAATTTTTTATATCTTTCGCCACTTGATTCAGTTTTTTTGTTACTTGTGTCGAGTCTAGCGAAATTTTGAGATCCATATTAAAAGGTTTTATTCATGCCAAATTTTGGGGCTGTGCTGTCGGTTGCGTCTTCTTCACTACTTGCGTTTGTTGGATAAAATGCCGGTTGGTGTAGGGTCGCGCGCGTTAGTTCTTCCCCCGTAGTTCCATAAAGTTTCAAAATACCAGTTTTAATCTTTTCCATCTGATCCATTGCCCAGTCTACTCTATTTTTCCAACCTTTGTCAGTATCATTAGTTTCCTCTCCGTATTCATTGGCGTATAAAAGACCTATAGTTATGTGACGGCTAATTGTTTCAATAATATCCGGTGTTTCTGATAACGGGATAGAATATCGCTCTCCAATTGATGCATCAATAACACTATCCGCATCGCCTATATAGCTATCTACAGTGGTTTTTGATATGTTTTCTATATTACGAAAACCCGAGGCCTCACGTACTTTTTTTTCTGTTGTATATCCCATATGTTTACGTTGTTATATCTTGTTGAATAGAAAATATATCAGACACTACTGTAAATACATTAGTTCCGTCACTAACTTGCACATCATAAAAATATTCACCAACTGTTTGAGCTGTATTTGTTTTACTAATTGCAATACTTCCTATTCCAGTTAGGGGTGAGGATATTGTGGCTGTATTTTGAAATATGCCGGGATCTGCATCTGTTTTGTTTTCTTTTGCAGTCATGAGCATTGTATATCCTGTCAAATTAAAAGCAGTATCATCAGCGTTTGTGATTGTTATTGTAATTGTTCTGGAATCACCTTTGAAAATTGTTATTTTATCTGACATATTATTTTGCTTTTTTTATCTGATCTAATAAATCCTCTGTTTCGGCTGTGTTTTTATTCTTCTTTTCAATTAGCACTTCTGAACTGATAGGCAAAAATTCTTCTTCTTCAATTTTTCTTAAAACATGCATTACATAACCATTATCTGTTTTTAGGATTTTCTTTTTGGTACTAATTATTTTTCTAGACATATGTTTGATTTAATTATTATGAAACATCTGTTATTATTCCATCCTTTACTGTTACAGTATCTCCATCGGCATTATTGAAAGTTCCTGTCCATCCGTCTGATCCATCGCTTGATTTAATACCATTACTGACTTTAATAGTATCCTTAAAATCAAAGTAATCCTCATCTTCCATCCATCTAATTTCTCCATCATTAGTTTCTCCATCAAATATTAATCTATAATCTATTCCTGCTTCACCCTCACCAATATATACCCAGCCATGTTCACCAGTTCCGTTTGGCACACCACCATTAATAATTATTGGTCCACCATCGCCATTTCCACCAAAACTAGGTCCGCCAGCAAATTTAATAATGCATCCTGGTCCAGTACCAGTACCAGAAGCACCAAATGTAAATGTATCCTGAATACCAGTAAATAAATCTGGTACAAAAAAGTGTCCATCAATCGTAGTAACAAATCTTAATGTTTCAGTAACTCCATCACCCAAAAAATATGATATATTACCAACATCTTCTGTTGACCCAATTGGCTGATAATTAACAATTCTAGCTGTTGTATTAAATGCCGGTCCGCCTGGATAATTATATCCTTCAGCTCTTAATTCAATATAATGTGATGGCACACCAAAAATTGGTCCTACCGTTCCATCTTTTAATAATATCATTCCGTTTCCATCCCACAAAAAGTTTGAATCCGATCCAAAAACACCAGCAGAATTAAAAATAATCTCTGTATCACTACCCGGTACCTGATTGTCTACATAGGTTTTTACCGCTTTTTCAGTCGGTACTGCCAAATCTGAATCACCAACTAATGCACCATCATCAGAAAATTCATTAATAATTACACCATTTAATAATTGAAAAAGTCCCTCATGCTGATAACTACCAGTTGATGGTCCGTTTGATGTGTCTAATCTTAAATATAGTGATTCCATATTATTATTTACGATGCCTTTAATTTCGTTTGATTGTATTTTTCCACTAATATCTGACATATATTAAATATTTTTGCATTAAGCATTATCTTAAAGCTGTACCAATCTTTGATGGGAATTGGCAAACCCGTAAACTATCAAGTACAACACATCAGCTTCGCAAGAAGCTCGTCAGCGTCGAACTCGTAGTCCGTGCAGAGAGTCTTGAGCAGGTCGTTAAACTCGCCCTCGTCTCCCTTGTTAAAAAGAACGGTAAGCATTGCAACTGCTTTGTCAATTTCCATTTTCATCCTCCATCAAAATGTAACCGTGGTTGTGGCATTTCTCGCAGATAACAGTGATGAACCTATCACCACTTTTTGCCTGCCAGATGTTACTGGTAACTGTGTGGTATGTACCACGTTGACAGTGCATACACCATGCCTCTGTCCTCTTGCCGAAGGTCAAAATCATCTCGTCTTTCATTTCTCAAACCTCCAATTTTTCCAGTAGTCGCCTCCGTTGGCAGAGCAAGTTTTGCACTCGCCAGCGTAGATGACAGTTGTGAACTCTTTGCCGTCATCAAACTCTTTCGTACCCACAGTTGCCCCGCAACCACACTTAATGACAACACGCCTCATCTTGCACCTCCATTGTTTAGTCCACCCACCCCCGACAATTAAGTCAGAGGGAATTAGATTTTTCTGATATTACTATCAGAGGTGGGTGGACTTTAGGTGTTTTAAAAGAATACTCGTATGAATACTGGTATCATAACAGCGGAGACAACAAGAAAACCACCAATTATCCTATTCTTCCAAACCTCTAATTTTGAGACTCTTCCGTTTGTTTTTATAGTTTGACCCTCAATCCTATCTAACTTTTCAGTCAGATGGTCTTTTAAATTTTCTATCCGTTCTATTACAACGGCTAGTGTTTGTTCTGGCATATTTAGTGATTTATACGTTATCTGGTATTGTTAATAAGTTAATCCATC